TGGGATCAAATGCATTGATATTTGTTGTAAATCCTTTCACACTATCCCAAGAAACACTGTTCTTTAGAATACCACTAGCATCAAGTCCAACATCAAGGTTTGCTGCATCCGCAAACGAAATTGGTATTGGTGAAGTTTCTTGTGTTGTAGATGCTGTTGGATTTGCTTGGTCTATTTCTTTATTTTTTCTTACTTCTCTTTGTGTTGATTGTATTTTGCCTCCAGGATGACCTGTAAATGGTTTAAATCCTGAACTCATATCTGCTTTTACATTCTGCTCACTAATTAAGTTCTTAACACCATCACTTCTGTGGAGAAGACCAAGAACTACTGGTTGTTGTGCGTCATCACCATCTAAGAAAAAACCAAAACAAGTTTCTCCACCTTTTAGATCTAATGTTTTTCCTGTTCCTCCTTGAGCGCTACCAAAGGCAGGGTCTATCATTACCTGCGCCCAAGGTAAATCCTCATCACTCAAAACAGAACCAGAAAAAGGATGATAACCAATAATTCTTACTTTACAACGATAGTTCCAATCACCATTAAAATAATCTGCTGCCTTTTTCCAATAATCTGGATGAGCAACTTGTCCTATCCACCAACTGAAACCATCTTTACCGATGTAATTGGATTTTAATAAAGCTTCTTCAATCATTGTAAATTCTACACTCCAATGCGTTTGGGTTTAAATCACAAAATAGTTCTAATGAATTTGGTGCCACTGTGGACTCTGGATGATTATTTTGATATTTTAAAAGTTCTTCCAGATATGCTTGTAGATATCTCTTTCTTTGTACGTTCAATGAGGAATTTTCTAGTTCCTCATATATGTTGTTTATAAGTTCTTGTAGTTCCATTTCTCTTATTTATTTGGACTATAAAGACCGTAACTATCACGAATTAATCTCAAACTTGTAACCATTTGCCCACCCTCAAAATGATGTCTCAATTCTTTAATTAAATAATATCCACTCTGCTCTTCATCTGATGTCATATTTGTATTTCTATCTATTCGTAGAAACTCTGCGTGAATAATTCCACCTGCTTTCAAATTTACATTACAAGGAACAACCATATTTAGTGCTTGTGTAAACAATAAATTGTATCTAGAGTATGACATTGCCATATCAGCACCACTTCTTAACTTATCACTCACTGAACCATCTGGTTTTAATGCTCCCCTATCTGATGTTCTTACCATAATACGAGAAATGCTATCACCAAACTCATCAGATACAGCAATACTTTCAGCACCACCCAATTTATTCTTAACTTGGTCTTTTACTTTATAAGTATACAAATCCAAAGTATTGGAATACAAATCATAAAAATAAGTTTTATTTGCATACATACCAACTCGTAATGATTTCATTAAGTCGATATTCTTTTCATAGTTATAATTTAATATATTAAAATTGGTTTTTGCCTGATTTTCTTCAATTACTTGCGTGAAAAGATAGTATGGTATATTTTCTTTATCGGCACTATTGGTTTGTATCTTTGTGCTTGAAACTAAACTATCAATACTTCTAAAATTAAATCCATCTTTGTTTTCATAAAATAAGAATCCAGCAGTTCCTCTTGCTTCTTCTCCTGAAGTTCCTGAATTTTGTCCGTTTGCTGGAACTGCTTTTGGTCCCAACCAAGTTAAAACGTGAAATGGTTTGCGATTGTTTCCGATGAAAGAATAATCATTTGATGTTTGTTCTATGTTTTCAGTTTTATACTTTTTAGTTTTTAAATCATTTTTAAGAATTTTAGTAACAGTAGATTGCAAATTTCCTCTATAAATTGTCTGACATCTTGAAGTCTCATTTGTTAATCCTTCACGAGAAACAAGATGTAAAGTAAAGATTTCATTTGAGTGTTGTGCGTCAAGATTACTTACTTTATAAACATATAAGTCATCAAGCACAAACTCACCAAAAGCAGTATCAACACTAATTGTAACTTTCTCTCCACCACGAATTGGTAAAATATTAAACAAGGACGAACTGTTCATTAGTTGTGCTATAGCAGTCACACAAGGAGACAAAATATCCTCAAAATAATCAAAGAACAAACAAGAGTTTGTAACATCAACAGTTGTACTACCATCCAAAGTTTGAATGGTAAAATAATTGGGTTTAAATGAACCTACTGCTGCTGCCATTACGTTGCGGAAAGATTGGTGAGTAACATTGTTTTCATAAGACTATTTACCACTTGACCTTCTGTTGGTCCAGGCATAATCACAGTTCCACCACCTCCACCTCCTCCAACAGGAATGAAGACTGGTTTTTGTCCTCCACTACCTCCACCCATCATTATAGGCATAATCACAGAAGCACCACCTGGTTGATTATATGATGGATAACTACTCATTTGATTTATTAACCCTTTTTTATACATCTCAAGCATTTTGGGGTCTGCTTCTGGTCCACCAATTCCAGGTCTCTTTGAAGCATCCATTATTGCTTTAATTCTGGAAAGATTTGAATTTGGATCACTTGCTTCATTTGCAATAATAGATTTATGATACATTACATTTAATTTTTGTGCTTTTGCTAATTTTTCAACCAATTCAGCAGTTTTTAAATTATATTCCTTTTCTCCAGAAGCACCAGTTTCACCTTTTGTCACATCAGCATGTCCTGCAAAAATATGATATGCTCGTTTAGGGTCTTTCATCATTGCTTCAACTATTTTTTTTGCATTTGCTTCAGCACCTAATGCCATATCTGATTCTAAAATATTTCCACCTCGATTTGTAACACCCAATCCTCCTCTAAAATTTTTACCATAAGTCCCGAAACTAGAAACAAGTGCTTGAGAAACAGCAGTATCTGGACTAGTATTACTTGGAATTAATCCTGTTTTTTGTCCTTTTGCATTTGGGTCTGCGTGTAATTCTAAAACAAAAGGATTAGAACCTGCTCCCGAAACTCCTGCCTTTGGTTTGACTTTTATATTTCCACCAAATCTAAAATACTTATCTCCTTCATTATTTGGTATTGAAATTCCACCTCCTCCTCTTCTAACTTCAAAATGGACGTGAGGTCCCGTAGAATTTCCTGTGCTTCCTACATTTCCAATTACAGTTCCAGGTTCTATTTGTTGTCCTTCTTTGACTGATATTTTACTTAAGTGCCCATAAAGAGTTGTATTGCCACCAGGGTGGGAAATCATAACCATATATCCGTATCCACCATCATTCCATCCAGCAGAAGTAACGGTTCCTGGTTGAATTACACTTACTGGGGTTCCATCTGGTCTTGGGTAATCAACACCAGTGTGTGTTCTCCCCCATCTCCATCCATAAGGAGAAGATACAACCCTACTTGGAATATCTCCACCTTCTGCAGTCATCTCTGGAAGTTCTCCTGGAAGTTCAGGAGAATCGGGAATTGCATCTGGATCTAAACCATAATCTAACATCATTTCATCAGAACCAGCAGCAGATGCGGCAGCATTTACCATTGAAGCAAATGATTTATTAATAAATTCTTCAAATTTTCCAACCGACTGTTCGAATTTACTTATAGAATCAACAAAAGAACTAGACCCACCAGTAAGTGCTTTTTGTTTTTCTTCTTGTCCTTTTAATCGTTCGGCAAGTTTTTGTTTAAGAGCACTTCCACCTTCATATACCCTATCAGCAGTATATCCACCAAGAAAACTTCCAGCCATACTTCCAACAACAAAACCAAGTCCAGGAATAGGAATAAGTGCTTGACCGATTGCTCCCCCAAGAAGACTACCAGCAAGTGCTCCACCTGCTCCTGCTGCTGATTTTCCTACACTTTCACCTTCCGCAAGACCAGTCGCAAAATCAAGTCCAGCAAATAGTGCATTACCAACACCAACTGCTCTCATACCACCCAATTTCAATCGTGGTCCTCTAATTGTTGGTTTTGGTGGTCTTATGTTTGATGGTTTTTGTGGTTTTCCTAACTTTCCTCTACCTGGAAACATATTACCAACAAATCCAGCAAGGTCCAATGCTCCACTAAACAAAGAACCCAGTAGGTTTCCTGGTCTTCCAAAATTACTTGCGATATTTAAACTAGCAAGTGCTTTTATCTTTTTCTTGTCTGGTAGTTTTAATTTTTCTAATGACCTTTTTTCTACTTCTAAAAATTTACCAAAATTAATGTATTCACGTTGAAACTTTGGTAAAGAGCTTGACCTTGAACCAAGTGAAACAATATTATTTGCCGCAGCAACTAATGGAGAAGAGAGTGTTTTTTTCATTATCCGTCAACGATATTGTAAACCATTCTAGAATAAAGAACCAAGAAATTATCTGTATTTGCTGCTGGCAAAAATGGAACTGATGGTCCACTCCCTTGTGAAGGTGGAGGAGCACTTGCCCCACCACCACCTGTTTGTTGTTGTCCTCCACCACTCAAATTAATCGGCATCACAACAGGTTGTTGTTGCTGCTGTGATGGTGGTGGTTGAGAAACATTTGTTGCTAAGTTTTTATATTGTTCTCTTTTTTCTGGTGGAAGCATCCAATCTGGCAAACCTGGGCCACCTTGTCCAGGTGCCGGTTTTAGTGTTGATGATGGTAATACTGGTGCTGGTGGTGCTCCAAGAATTGCACCTGGTGTTCTTTTGGACTGTCTTTCTCTTATTTGTTGTAAAAATTTTCTATTTTTTTGTTCGTGTGGATTGTTGGGTGTGTAAGCAGATCCAACTATTGGTTTGCTGTAGGCAGCTCTTTCAAATTCATTATAAAAAAGACTTGCTGCATCTTCTGGTGTTTTGGATGCTTTCATTCTTTCCAAAGTTCCAAGTTGTTGTGCTTCTATGACACCATACTGCAATTGAGCTTGATTGCTCATTGGGTCAAGATTTTTTGATTTTGCCCATTCTCTAAATTTTGCCTCTCTGTTTTTATCTAACTGAAACATTCCAAAATAACCACCCTCTGGTGCATTAGTTCTATAACCACTTTCCCTCATCGCATTGGATAACATACCGTAAGCAACATTTTCTCCATAATTTTGTTTAAGATAATCAAACATTTGAGATTCAATTTGTTCTTGATTCCCACTAATTATTCCTGTATCTGGTGGATTTATACCAGGACCACCAGGACCACCAGGACTACCAGGACTACTCCCACCACCTCCTCCACCACTAGAAGAACCCTTTGATTTTTCGTTCTTCATATTAAATAATTTGCTGATTACATTTGCAAATCTATCAACAATTGAAGAAAACTTATCAACAACATCTCCAGGAATATCTGGCGATGTTTGTGCTGCTTGTGCTTGGTCTTGTGGACTATCAGAAAGTGCATTCACCGTACCAGCACCAAGAGCACCAAGTCCTAATGCACCAGCACCAAGAGCAAGCATTTTTCCTTTTCCACCCATCATTCTTCCTAGTCCTCTTGGAGCAGATTTCCTCAATCCACTACCAGGAATATCAACATCAAGATTCAATCCTCCACCACCAGAAGGTGAAGCAACAGGAAGATTGGATAATTGTTTTACAATTTTGATTATAACTTGACGAATTAATTTTGCAACCTCAAAACTTTCAGTAAATGATTTTTTAAGTGTTTCTAAATTATCTCTTACCTTATCAATATTTTTTTTATTGCCAAAGAAATTTATAAAACCTAATGCAGTCTTATAAACATTTAAAAACTTACCAAGAATTCCAATTGGTTTTGCATCATCTACTTGTTTCAATCTTCTTTGATAATCAGAAGAAAACCCTTGAAGTGTTTTATTAATTGTGCTCGTTACATTATTATTAATATTTGTAGATATTGTGCTTACAATACTGCCTGTCGCAGAAGGTGCTGGTTGAACTCCTGCTCTTTGAAATCCTACGATTTTATTTGCAGCACTATTCACAACAGAAGCACCAAGTATAGAACCACCCGAAATAAAGTTCTGTGCTGCTGCTTTATTTGTATTCTGTCTTCCTACTATTTTTTCTGGACTAAGAACAGAACTAACCATTTTGTTGTTGCTGCTGTTTTAATTTTTCTTCTTCGATGTGTTGCTGTAAAAGTGCTAAGTAAATATCCCTCTCCCAAGGAATCATTGCTTCTATCTCAGTTAATGAATATTTATGGAACTGCATCAAGGCAAAATTAATTCTAAAATATGACTCTAGTTCCATATGAGCCATACTTAACCGAAAAAAGATGTCAATCCCTCCAACGTAACTTCACTTTCTGCTTTAGTTTTTGGATTTGTAACTTTTACGGTATGAGAAAGTCTAGGCATCGTATCAAAGAACCTCTCAATTTCCTTAAACTGATTTGGTGTTAAAGTTTCAATCCAATCAGTCAATTCTTTTTTGGTAGAATCCGCAGCGGACCAACTTTCCTCTGCGTTAAAAATAACATCAATACAAGAAGCAATTATATCAAAAGACCTGTCAATACTTGATGAACTTTGATTTGAACTAAAATCAAAATTAGTTTTAATAAATTGGTCCAATGAAGGATACTTCATTCTCAAAACCAAATCAGTATCAAGTTGAATGTCTCTATTGTGTTCTGGATCTTCTTGAACTTGAATTTGGTCTATGAAAACAGTCACTGGAACTTGCGTTTCTCCATCATCACCACAAGTTATAATCAAGTCAAGACTTTCTCCAACTGACTTACCACGAACATTTAAGAAAATATATTCAATATCAAAAGTAGGTAATTCTTCTACTTTAATTCCTTTTGTTAAAATGCAATCTTTTAATACTTGCTTGATTGCATTTGTAATTTCTTTTGTGCTTTGACTTTCAAGAGCAAGAATTAATATCTTCTCTTCTTTGACTAAAAATGGTCTGTATTTAATTGTTTTTCCAGTTGATGGTAAAACCAATTCATATTGTGGAGTTGAAATCTTGGGTAATGGCATAATTTATACTATCATTAAAATTATTTATTCCTCTATTTCCCTTTGTTTCTCTCCATTGTGTATCTAGTATATTGGAAAGTCACCGTTGTTTTTGTAATTTGACTTCCCTCATAAGTCAAAGGCATTGCAGTTAAATTAGTTGGAAATGCATCAATCATTCTATAAGTCAAATGTGGGGAATATCCAATATTTTCTGGGTCATTACTATTAAAAAATCTTTCAAATTTTGTAATAGAAATAATTCTTTTATAGTCATCTGGATATCTGAATCGGAAAAAGTCTGGTCTTTCTTTTGCTCTACTATTACCTTGACCGACTTCACTTGCAGGAATCCTACCCAAGTCAGAATATAATGGATTAATATAATTCATCCATTCTTCAAAAAGTCTAATCAATTGATGCCTATTATCCACATAAAAAGTTACTGTAAATTCTGGAAAAATTCTTCTCGTTGGAAATCGTTCAATTGTTCCTTGACGACTTCCCATCTCTTCAGTGACATCAAATTGTGCTCCAGGAATTATTGCTTCCGCACAATAAAAGTCATATAAAAATGTTTTTCTGTCATTTCTAGTGATATCAGAATCACTCAACCACTTCATCAATCCAGTTCCACCAGCATCGGCATCTTGATTTGTTAAGTGTAAAGATAATTTAAATTGACTGGTAAGAGATAAATTTCCAAAAATATCTCTTGCTCCTGGAAGTCCGTTTTTTGGACTTCCATCAGTCATTTTAACATAGAATGGTCCTATGTCTGGTTTTCCTCTTCCTGGAGCTGGAGAAGCCATCTATAAATATCTTAAGTGTTTATAATATGTATGCCTCGTAACGAAGATAGTAAATATAGACAGGGAAAATATAGACCCCATAATCCACAAAAATATGGTGGAGACCCATCAAATATTGTTTATAGATCTTCTTATGAATTGAAGTTTATGCAATATTGTGATTTGACTGAAAGTGTAAACTCCTGGAAAAGTGAAGAATTTTGCATCCCCTACCGTTCACCAATTGATAATAAAGTTCACCGATACTTTCCTGATTTTTTTGTGAAGTATAGAGATAAAGAAGGCAACAATCGAACTCTTGTTGTTGAAATCAAACCACAAAAAGACTTAAAAATGCCTGAAACAAATCCAAAAAGAAGAACAAAGTCTTGGGCGTATTCAGTTAAAATGTGGGCCATCAATCAAGCAAAATGGGAAGCAGCAAGAGATTGGTGTGCTGATAGAAAATATGAGTTCAAGATTTTTACAGAAAAAGAATTGGGGATTCCAGTCAAATGATCGCAGATGACATCAGAAAGCAAGCAGGCAACAAATATCGTAGCACTGATTGGTGGACAAATTCACTAATGAATGAGTTGAGAAATCAACAAAAAAGAGATATTAATGAAGCAGATACTGGATTTATAAAACCAGGTGATTTGGTTTTCTTTTTATATTCCGCAAAGTATCCACAAAAATATGAATACTGGGATAAACACCCTTTGTCTTATGTTTTAGACATTAGTTTTAATGAAGGTTGGTTTCTTGGAGCAAATCTCCATTACCTCAATCCACAATACCGTGGAGGTGTCGCACAATCCTTTCTAAATAAAGAAGGAATTGTAAACGCACCCAAGAAAACTTTACACAAATACCTCTTCTCTGGGGTAATGACCGAATTCTTTAAAGTGCCTGAAAAAGAATGGAGAGAGGTATCATTACTTCCAACAGAGAAGTTTGTTGATAAAAGAGGTCAACCAGTATTTAAAACCAAAGTTTGGGACGCACCATAGATGGCTCAAAATCCTAATATAAATTTTACAACCGCAAATAGTATAATTAATGTTAATGGAACTATTGTGAAAGCCATTAATGTTAATGACCCTTCAAAATATTCTGCTGGACAACCAGTAGACCCAAACAGCAATGATCCTCTCATAAAAGGATTAAATTATACAATTGATGGTGGCCCAAATGGAACTGGAAAAGTAAGTTATTCTAAAAATGGTGTAAACTATGATAGTTTGAATAGTTATGCACAAAGTCCTGCAGCAAGATTTGGTGGTGGATATACAGCAAATACCACAAAGAATATTCAAACTGCAATGCAAAAAAATCTTGCAACTGCAATATCAACATCATTACCAACACAACCATCTGCACAAAACCCAAATCCAGGTGGCAATATAGGAATAACAGCAGCAATACCAGGATTAGGTGGAATACAAGGGTTAATTGATGCATTAACAACACCTGGATTGCCAGGTATACAAAACTTAAATTTTTCAAGCAAAAATGAAAAAGACTTATTTAAAAATGGAGGACTTTTAAAATATCCTAGTGATATTTTAGAAAATCAACAAGATACATTACAAATTACAATGTATAACTATCAAGCACCTCTTGGAGATGCGTTTCTCAAAAGTAATTCATCAGATATTTTTGCAAAAGGATTACAAAGAAATAGCGCTCTAAAAGAACGTATAGGAACTGTAATTTTGCCAATTCCCTCTGGAATTCAAGACAATAATGCGATAAGTTGGGGTGATGATAGTATGAATAATTACTCTGCAGGAGTTGCAAATTATATGATTGGTAAAACACAAGAAGCAATACTGGGTCAAGCAGGTGCAGCAGCAGGTGCAGCAGCATTAGGAATATCACCACAAATGTTTATAACACTTTCGACACTTGCTCGTGCTGGGGTGTCCCCAGATAACCCTTTAATAAAACCTAGTATTATTTCTCAACTTTTGAAAAATGCTGGAGTTGAACTTCCAGCAGAAACTATTTTAGCAAGAGGTGCTGGTATTGTACCAAATTCAAATCTTGAATTATTATTTCAAGGTCCAACACTTCGTTCATTTGGTTTCACTTGGCGTATGAGTCCAAGAAGTGAACCAGAAGCAAGAAATGTAAAAAGAATTATTCGTATGTTTAAACAGGGTAGTGCTCCAAGAAAATTAAACTCACAATCTGGTGCTGGTGCTAATTCTCTTTTTCTTGGAACTCCAAATGTTTTTAAACTTTCATATAAAACAGCAGGAAATAAAGAAATATCTGGATTAAATAAATTTAAGATATGTGCTCTTGTCAATATGAGTGTAGTTTATGCTCCTGATGGTCAATGGGCTGCATATGATGAAGGACAACCAGTATCTTTAACAATGAATTTAAACTTCCAAGAAATTGAACCTGTATATGAAAGTGATTATCAAACAAATCTTTCAGATGAGTTTAAAGGTAATCTTAGATTAGATAATTATAGCCCAGTAAAACCAGATGATGTAGGATACTAAAATGTCATATTTCAGAGAACTTCCAAATTTCGAATATATTGCGAATTTTCCTAATCAGTCATTTAATGACGATTATGTCGTAGCAAAAAATATATTCAAAAGAGCAAAATTACGTAGTGATATTGCAAATGCCGTAACTGCTTTTAACTATTATCAAATTATTGATAACGAAAGACCAGACCAAGTTGCTGCAAAAGTTTATGATAACGCAGAACTCGATTGGGTGATTTTAACCACCAACAATATCACAAATATCAATCAAGATTGGCCGTTAGATAATAATAGTTTTTATAAGTATCTTATTGATAAGTATGGAAGTGATGAAGAACTTGGAAAAACACATCACTGGGAAACTGTTGAGTTTAAAGATGAATATGGACGTGTTGTAGTTCCTGGTGGTTATCAAGTTGACCCAGCAAAAGCACTATCAGTCACCACTTCTGAAGGTCAAAACGATTATATTTTAAGTGAGTTTCCAAATGAAAATACAAATTATAGTATTACAATCAACTTAAATCAATATCTTCCTGTTTATAATGGTGAAACAGAAACCGCACAAGCAATCATAAAAGATATTGATCTTAACTCGTCTACATTAAAAGTTGCTGGAAGACAAAATAAAATTGATATTAGTGTCACAAATATTTTAGATAATTGGCCTACTAGTTGGGGAGGAAATACTACAATCAAGGGAAGATCTCAAAATACTAAAATTCAAGTTCTTGATATTGCATTTGAGAATGATATAATCCTTAATCCATTATTATATGAAATTGTAGGAGAAGAAGTAAATGGTGAAATTGTCCCTGTGTTTAAATTTAGACAACAAATCTAAATAAAATAAAAACCATATGTCTACCCCAACTCCTATAAGTGGTGTAAAAATAAAAATATCAACCGACGTTCAAGCAACTTCTATCACTGACACAAATTCGTCCAAAGTATCAACTTCATCAATTAAAGAAGTAAGTAATTATGAATATGAAGTTTTGGAAAATGAAAAGAAAAGAAAAATATTAATCCTAAAACCAGAATACTTATCAGTCTTTGTAAGTGATATGAAAAATATTATGAAATATGCGGAATCTTCACAATACGTAGATCAAAATACTAAACGTGGTTATAATCCAAAAATAACTGGGGTGTGAACCCTACAGACAAAAAAATACCCCCGATTTTTTTCGGGGGTAAAATGGATTTAAAAGTCGATTTTGAAATCAGGACTCTGCCAACTTTTGGAAGTATGAAAGTGCATCATCCTCGTCTTCGTCATCATCACTAGAAGCAGAAGAACGAACTGAAACAGATTCCTTCACAGAACGTGAAACTTCAACTTCTTCCTCTTCATCAATCGTTTCAGGGTCTTGGAACTTGGGAGTTCCCTTGAGACCAAGTGTATAATCAAGACGTTTCTTCAAATCTTCATAAGACTTGAATTCACTTGGAGCAACAAAATCATTCAAGTTATTGAGTGATTTGTAGATTGCTTCCAGTTCATCATCGTCATCAAGAAGAGCAGAAGGTGATGCAAATTCAGATTTATCATAGTTCCAATAACCATCTTTCTTCACCAACTTCAGTTTGAAGTTAGCACCCTTCCAGAAATCAAAAGGATTGATTGGTTCTTCATCATCAAACTCTGGTTGCATAGAAGCCATAATCTTATCAAAGATTTTCTTACCAAACTTATAAAGGAACACTCGTCCTTCATTCGCAGGGTTCGCAGGATCTTTTACAACATAGATGTTTGCGAAATACGAAAGCTTACGCTTGCGATCACGAACAATATTTTGATTATCTTTACTACCAGTATTCCAAAGTTCTCTGTTTGCTTCACATACAGGACAGTTTTGTCCCAAAGTTGTGAGACAGTTATCAATCAACCAACCACCAGTTCCTTGAAATGCGTGAGACCAGACCTGAGCCCAAGGTAGATCACAACCTTCGGGAGCAGGAAGAAAACGGATTACAGCAGAACCAGTTCCACCTTTATCCATTACAGGTTTCCAAAAACGATCATCATCTTTGGAACCACCGTCGTTGAGTTTTTCAACTTGTTTGATGAGTTTCTCGGTCAAAGAACCCAGTTTTGATTGCTTCTTCAAATCAGCAAATGACATTTGTATTCTCCGTATTTTTTGTATTGAGAGTATTGGATGTATTATCCGTATTAATTATAGCAGATATAAGGTCAGTCGTCAAGGGTCTTTTCGAGGTTTTCAATCGACTCTTCCATCTTCGCAAAGAATGTATTGATATTGTCTCCTGGTTCTAATCCAAATAATAAAGCAGAATCAAGAATTCGATTCTTCATTTCTATTGCTTCTGGATCATTAGATAGGGATAATCTAAAAATAAAGACTTTTTGTTTTTCTAAAAAATTCTTCATTGTTTCTAGAAGGTCCTTTTTTTTATCCGAATCGGAAAAAGGAATTTCAAATAATTCACTAAAAAGTTTGTGTTGAAGTTCATCAAGTTCAAACAAAGATTCTCTGACCTGTTCTGAATCAAAAAATCCACTCATAAAACAATCTCCTTGACAATTTGTTTATACTTTGCTACATCAATATTTAGAAAAGGTTGATACTTGCGAATTCTCAGACTGACGGTTTCCCACACTGGGTCTGTTAGTTTCTTATCAAACTTTTTCACATAACCCAATATCATATCCAATATAACCATTGTCTCCAAACTGATTGCTTTTTGAAAATACTTTTTGAGAATTTCTGGATGTTGATTGTTTTTTATCTCAAATAATTCCACAAAACTATCTTTGTTTATAAAGATTTCTGCTTCTGTTTTGAATAAGTAAAAAAGACTTTGAGATTTTTTCAACCAATTTGTATAAACTTGTTCTCCATTCTCAATGATTTCACCAATCCATAAAGATTGAGTGTCATTACATTCTGCAAAGTTTGCTACAAAATATGCTTTGATTTCATCATCATTTTTCTGTCTAGAAGTTCGTTCAAAGAAATACCTATCCTTCCTCTTATGAAAAGAATCCAGAGATGCTCTGGACTTTCCACAATATTTAAAGTAATCGTAATTTTCTTTTGTAAAATGATTTTTGAATGCTAAGTAAGTTTTATATACATCAAAAGGAGTCACAATGGCAATTTAGCACGAGTAGTTTTTTTCAAAAAATTCAATTCCATAGCATCATTTTTAAGTTTCTCTTTCAATGGTTTAGAAACTAATTTAGATATAGTATCAATTTCAATGCTATTTTCTTCACAATATGTGACGATTGCATCAATATAATTGATTTTGGATTCTTTAACAATATTCTCTATATCCTGAGCGAACTTTTGAGGACATAGAAACTTGTTATTTAATTCTTCCTTGAGTTTATCATTCATACTGCTGAAGTTTATCTCTAACAAATTCTCTAATATATTCGGTGAGTAACTTAATGTACTTTCCTTTATCATACTCTTCATAAATTTCGCATTCTCCATTTTCACAAGCCATAATGATGACAAATTTCTTTACCATTATACCAGTCATTTCATATAACATGCAAGCATAAGCAGCACATTGAACGAAATAATGCTCAATCCAATCTCTTGGTTTTGGTTTCTTAGAAGTTTTAAAGTCAATGACTGCTAATTCACCATTGTATTCGGCAATACAATCAACAGTTCCCGCAATACCTAAAACTTTGCTATACAAAGAATTTTCAAGTGCGTGAATATTATTTATCTTATTCAAATAAGGTTTCGCAATTCCAAATAACATTTGCGAAATTGGAAGAACCTCAGAATTAAACTCTTCATTCTTCAAATACATTTCAGCAAGTGTATGCATATCAGTCCCACGACTGGTTGCTTGCTTTGTGATTTTATTTGCTTGTTCTTCTCCTACTTTTTTTCTCCAATCAGCAAAGAACTGACGGTTCTTATGACTGGTTACAGAAGTAATGGAGACCAATTTAATTAACTGGTCTTCATTTGGAACCTTATAATAACGAACTCCATCAATGGTCTCCCTCTCCAATTGAGGGAGATTCAAATTCACATAATTAAATCTTTCTATTTTCTTTTGCTTTGAACCATATAATTCATTATATTTTTCAATTAAAGGATTTGACATCACAACCCGAGTTCAAGTTTTGCAGTAATATATTCTTTCACAAGACCAGAACGAACAATGTCATCAACACCAAATTCGACCAGTTCGAATGAATCCATTTTTCTCAAAATATTCATAAAGTCAACAATGCCATTTCTCTCATTTGCTTTTACTAAATCAGATTGAGTTGCATCACCACAAAAACAAATTCTACTATTTTCACCAACACGAGTGATAATAGAATCCAATTCGTGAAAATTAAGATTCTGCATCTCATCAATAATGATAATTGAATTATCAAGTGTTGTACCACGAATAAAAGATGTACTCCAGAACTTTACAGTTTCCTGAGATTTGAGATTACCATAAAGCATCTCAAAATCAGCATCACTTGGCATCTGGAACATATACTTTACCATATTCTTATAAGGAATTTGATAAAGAGCAGACTTATCATCGTGGTCTCCTGGGAGAAAACCAATTTCACGAGTTGCTACAAGAGAACGAACCACATAGATTTGTTCGTATGGTGTTGTCTCATCAAATACATCTTTGAGTGCGTTGTACAGAGTGATAAATGTCTTGCCTGTACCAGCAGCACCATAAGCAACTAAATGCTTACCTTCCTCATATGCCTTAAAAAGTTTCCTTTGATTTTCTGTAAGAGGTTCAATATCAACCAAATAGTCAGCACTAATTGGTTTTCTTTTTTTCATTTGCCTAGTCGTCAAACCAACTCCAATTGGGTGGTTGTCATTGCTCCTTCTTTTTCTTGCCATAGTTAAATAGGTTTTACATTTGCACCTGGGACTTTTGAAACCTTGTGTAGGACATCATTCCATCCAGGGTTTCTTCTGATATGTTTACTTAATAAATCCCCAACCTCTCCTGGTGAGGCACAACCCTTAGACCAATCTCTATGCCATTCTGGATTGTCTTTATACCATTGAGTAATGTCATGAACACTCATTTCAATTACTTTTGTTTCACCAGTTTCTTTGTGAATAATTGGATATATTGCCAAAAGTTATACCTCCATTTTATATAAAATTATTTAGATCAGGGACTCAAACGTGCCTTATGAAGACGCTTCTCCTCATAATAACTAAAAATCTCAGGAACCCATTCTTTAATGATAGGGACCATTGCTTCACAAAGTGCCTGAATTTCTACTTGTGCATCCAACTTTGCACGAAGATCGAGAAAGTGTAGTGCAGCACGAAGAGAGAATGAGACTACAAAGTTCTGACGAATATTTTGAGGAAGATAATCGCGGAGATGTTCTTCTGCCATACCACGAGTATTGTAACCCTCTGCATACCTCTCAGATGCCGACAGACAAAACTTTAACTGCCTTTCGTAATCTTCCCTAGTCCATTCATACTTATGCCCTTTACGGTCAAGGTAGAGACCTTCTGGACGCACATAATAAACCTTTTCTGGTTTCAGTTCACCCTTGGCAACCTTAAGTACACGACGACCAGTATAACGTTGAGATTGAACATCAAAAGACACACCAACACGATGAGTTCGTGCCTGAACCATTACATTATGAACAAATCCAACGCAATCCAAAGTAATCGCAGGATGCTCCAATGGACCCCAGTGCCCACGTTCATTTGCAAGTAGTTGCTCAATAACCCATTTACCACATTCCTTTTCATTTGGTGGAAGTTTGGTATGAATGGGATCTTCGGAATAGTCATTCTTACCTCCTTGCCATACAAGAGTTTGTGGAAGTTGTGTTTGATTAAGCATCACAACTTTCATTTCTTTATCCAATTCAAGAAGATCTTTTGCTTTAATTGGTTTCATTTCTTTCCAAATCCTTTTGATGTAAGTTTTTCTAATTCAACAAGTTCATTTTCCACAACTCTCAATTGTGATCTCATTTCTTTTAGTTGTTTGTCTGAATACAAATGTTCTTGTTTGATTAATCTTTTAAGTAGTTTAACTAATTGCCTCGATCTACTAGTCATCATATTCCTCAAATATTTCATCGTAATCAATAATTTTTTGATTACTTTTTGCTTTATGTGCTTGAACGTCTGTGTAGATTTCTGCCTTCAAAGAATCCAAAAGCAGTTCCATATTCCTTATAATCAGTTTAACTTTTTCTCTATCCATATAATAAAGTTATCTTCAGTTATTCTACACAAAAAAAGGGGAGAAGTCAATTCTCCCCTTAATTATTTTCTTTTTTTTGTTTCTTTTGGGACATATCCATAAACTTTTGGACTTACTTTTCCATCAGTCCATTTAATTTCTTTAATTGTACCCTTTCCATATTCATCATAATAAGTATCAAACACTTCCACCTTGCTGCCTGCTTGCACTATATCATATTTTTCTTTATCTTTTAGAAGATACGTCACAAGATAAGAATTTATAGGAAGACTCTTATCTTGTGCTAATGTTCTATCACAATCTTTATGTATAATATTCAATATTTTTCTCCAGTTTTCAACCTCTATTTCCCCAAACAACATCAGGGTATGCTTCTGAAACAATTTCTTTATTGATTTTATATCTATTTTCAAGTTTCTTATCTTTACACAAACAAAGAATTTCTGCTTCTAATGGATGAAGACCTTCAAGAAGATTTACAAAAATATTTTCTCTACGAATTCCGTTCAACGTATCATTTCCACCTTTAATGAAATTATAAAACTTAGTATATTCTTTGCGGATTGTAGAATATCTTTGATCAATTGCTCCTATTGATGAACCGCTCATTTTTTTGACCGCATCTTCAATTCTTTCAGACATTGTTGATGACTTCATATCATTGTCACCAAAAAATGGAACATCACCAACAGGAAGTAATGAAATCACTGATTCATCAAAATTCCAAATAAAAATTGCTTTTAACGAATCATGTTCGTATGTTTTAAGAACTTCTACTTTCTTTGCCTTTGACCTTTGTTTTGAAGCAAGAGCAAGAATTTCAAATATAAATGGATTTGGAGGAAGAGTTTCGATCTCAGTCTCTGTCTTCTTCGTCGTCGTCGTCGTTGTCGTCGTCATAATTGTTTTCAAATCTAACTGCTAAAATTTCATCTGGTATAAGATTACCATTTTCATCAAACATTTCTGGATGGGTATAAATTTGTCTCATCTGATTTTCATACAAGTGAGACTTCGTTAGCCAACCTATTACTCCACCCACAAGTAAAAATAAAAAAGTTAATAAACAAAAAATGGTGAGTTCTGATGCTAACATTTTCCTTCTCCGAGAGACTACGTTTTTTTTATCACTCTTAGTTCAATTTTAAAATGTATCTCTCGTTTAAAAAGAGAAAACATTTTTCCAAAACTGAACTGTCTAGAATCCAATTCTGGTTGATTTGTCCCTCCCTTTTTTCGAAGTATTAACTCAACACCACGATTGATGTTTGTTCTTCCAGAATTATTTATAGTACTCATCAAAACATATTGTTCTCTTGTAAGTACTTTACTGTATCACTACATCCACCAATATGCTTTTGGTCGAAAACAACTTGTGGAAATGTAGATCCTTCTCCAAATTCAGAATAGAATTCCTCTCTAGTGAATTGGGTTCCAAGTTCATAGCAAATGACTGAATATCCTTTTTTGATACTCAGATCACTCAGAACCATTTTAATCTTGTCGCAATAGGGACAACCTTGTTTCGAATAAACTGTAAAACTCATAAGACTATTGATAATGGTTTAAAAATTAAGAAGCATTATTTCTACGTTGACGATATCTATATAAAGGTTGTTTTTCTTTATCATTCATCCAATCAACTATAGCATTTCTTTTTTCTTGTGTAAAGAAGTCTTGGTTGTAATACCAAGTTTCCCAATCAGTATGTGCTTTTGACCGATTACAAGATTCACAACAACAAACAACATTTGTAATAAAATCACTTCCACCTTTTGCTTGTGGAACTACATGATCGATTGTTAAATTTTGGTCGGAATCACAATAAGCACATTGGTGATTCCATTTTTCTTTAATTGATTTTCTCCACAATCGTTTTGCTTCTTGATTTGATAAAGTTTTAAGATTAAACAAATATTCTTGTGGAGAAGTGTAAAGTTCCATAAAGTTTAGCAACTTATTTTTATTTATTGTGAGTTTTTATAACTTTTATGAGTTCTTTTAGAGTAATATAGATGTAATGAAACTCATCATAATATGTAATGTCATGATCTCTTTCAAGAATCATGAGAATCTTCTTTATCATACAATTACTGGTTCTTCCCGATCTTCTGGCAACCACACTTGCTGTTGCAATTCAATTGGTGGCAATTGTTCTTTTGCTGCAGGAAGTCCAATCTGACCAGGTAGTTGTTTATCAGTTGTGGAAGTTACTGTAATTACCTGGTCTAGAATGAATCTTTGGCGACTATAAGAACGATTTTCAGAATCAAATGCAACCATCATTATTGCATCATTAATGTCTCCACAATGAGCGATAATCCTTCCAGTCTTATTTTCTGTTACGATCCAGTATTCGTTCATCATTTAATTGCTTTTCTACATTATAAGGCACCTGGGGTGATCTGTAAAGACCAGGCCAGGTGTCTCTAATAACTTCTGCGAGTTTATATGGAGTTTCTGAAGTTATCATCGAACGTGATGACCCCCAAACATAAACCTCATTCCGTTCAAGATTTTTGCTCCGAAGGATCCGAGATTGCGTGAGTTAAATCTTTCAAATAAGGCAGTAGTAATAACAGGAGCGGGAACCCCCAGATCCACAGCGGCAGAAACAGTCCAACGACCCTCACCGCTGTCGGATACTCCTCCAGAGAACTGTTTAAGGCTACCATCCCTGCGTAGCACATCAGCAGTAAGGTCAAGTAACCAAGACCCAACCACACTACCACGACGCCATAACTCAGCAACCTCAGCAACGTCAATATCATAACAATAGGATTCTGGGTCTGCCATAGGGGCAACTTCCGCATCGCCTTCTCTAACATACTGAGCACCTGCATTTGCATTCTTAATAATGTTAAATCCTTCTGCGTATGCCTGCATAATACCATACTCAATACCATTATGCACCATCTTCACAAAATGCCCAGCACCAGGACCACCACAATGCAACCATCCATATTCAGCAGAAGTTATGTCTGAGTCAAACTGAGTCCTGGGGGCAGCTCCAATTCCTGGGGAGAGTGCATTAAAAATGCGCGAACAAGTGGCGACTGCAGTATCTCCACCTCCAACCATAAGACAGTATCCACGATCCAGACCGTAAACACCACCACTAGTGCCGCAATCAATATACTGGATGCCCTGCTTTGCAAGTCGTTCTGCTCTCTTCCGACTGTCTTTAAAATTGCTATTGCCATGATCAATAATAATATCTCCTTCACCACAATATCGTAGTAACTCATTAATCGTCTCCTCTACTGTTTCTGCAGGTACAACCATCTGAAAAATACCTGGTTGACCATTCTTTTTAACTACTTTGACAAGATTTTCAATAGTAGTCACAACTCCATTCACATATCCTTTTTCATATGCTTCATTTGCTTTCTCATAATTTCTTCTATAACCCCAAACTTCAATTCCTGCCTTCATCATACGACGAGACATACCTTCACCCATTCGTCCTAATCCAATCAATCCTACTTTCATTTTTTACTCCTATTTTAATTTGAGGGGATAGTCCCACTTAGTAATCAGTTCTGTTTTTTGCCAAGGACCCCAAACACCTTCATTATAAAGATATGGCATTGTCATAATACGACATTGATCTCCAGTGCATAAAAGATCATCAACAATTCTCCAAGATTCTAACACTTCATCTGCGTGAACAAAGTGTGATTGGTCTTCATTGATTGCATCATAAAAAAGTTTTACATAACCATCAATTGCTTTTTCTACTGGATAATGATACTGAAGAATTGCCGTTTCTACCTTGTCATTTAGACCAGGAGATTTAATATCAATACTCATATCCAAATGTGGATCTGGTTGCAATCTCATTACAATTCTATCATTACAATCGTGTCCATCAAATAACTGTTGTGGTGGAGACTTAAATTTAATCACAACCTCAACACAATTTACAGGCATCTTCTTACCCGTCATAAAATGGAATGGAACTCCTTTCCATCTCCAATTATCAACATACAACTCACCAGCAACAAAGGTTGGAGTTTGAGAACCTGGAGTTACTCCTTCCTCATTTTTATAATCATCATATTGTCCAAGAACTACATTATCACCCAGTCTTGTCGCTGCGAGAACCTTAACCTTCTCTCTGCGAATTTCTTTAGCATCATTTTTACAAGGAGGTTCCATTGCAATTAATGCAAGCACCTGAAGCATATGGTTTTGAAGCATATCTCTCACGGCACCAGCAGTATCATAATACTGAGCACGACCTTCACAACCAATTGTTTCAGTTGCAAAGATTTGAACTTCTTCTACAAAGTTCCTGTTCCAAAGTGGTTCAAGTAAAATATTGCTAAAACGGGTGGCAAGGATATTATTAACAGTATCTTTGCCCAGATAATGGTCAATGCGATATACTTGTTTCTCGCGTAAATATCCAGCCACCACAGATTGTAAATGATTAGCAGATTGAAGATCGGTGCCAAAAGGTTTTTCAATAATGACTCTGGATTTTTCTGCGTCATCTAACTTACCTGCTTCTTTTAGGTTTGTAATAGCATCAGCATATCTTTCTGGTGGAACTGATAGAAAATAAGTAGTGTCTTCATAAGAATCTATCAGTTTTAAAGATTCTAAATCACTCAGGTCACAAGAAACATAATCAAGTCTTTTAATAAACTCTTGAGAATAATGTCCTAAAATTTCAACCCAACTCTCCTTACTATGTTTGGTTCTGGAAGCACCAATAATTTTAAATCCTTTTGGTAAAAGATTTTTCTTATGAAGAGAATAAAGTGCTGGTATAAGTTTCCTTTTGCAAAGGTCTCCAGTTGCTCCAAATATAACTATTGATTTCATTCTTTTTGATTATCAATAACGGTTTCCCAATCCTTCTGAAAGAGTTCTAGACCCTTATCAGTCATAATGTTCTTATACATTGCCCAGAATACAACTGGAGGAATTGTAACTACATCAGCACCAGAAAGAGCAGATTGTTCTACCTGTCTTACATCACGAAGAGATGCTGCAAGAATTTGTGTGCTGGTTCCTGAGTAATCAAATGCCTTACGAATGTTCTTGATAAGTTCAATTCCATCAATTGAATTATCCATCCAACGACCAACGAAAGGTGAGATGAATGTTGCTCCTGCCTTTGATGCAAGAATTGCTTGTGCTACTGAGAACACCAAGGTTACATTGACTTGAATTCCTTTATCAGAAAGAAACTTGCAAACCTTAAGTCCTTCTACGGTACAAGGAACTTTAATTGTAACTGCTGGTGCAATTGTATAAAATTTTTGTGCTTGTGAAAGCATTTCTTCGGCAGTATCTGCAACTACCTCAGCAGAAATACTTTCCAGTTTTGAAAAAGACTTTGTTATTTCTTCAATAACTTCTTGGAGTTGTCTACCACTTTTAAGAATCAAAGTGGGATTTGTAGTGACTCCATCCAATAGTCCAGTCTCATATGCTGGACTAATCATTGAAACATCGGCTGTATCTAAAAAGATCTTCATAAAAAAGTAAGAACTCATCTCTAATTATAATGAGTTCTTACTAAGATGTCAGATTTTGTTATGAATTAAAGACATAATAAAAAAGACCCCGAAGGGTCTTTAAAATCAAAGAGCGTTACCTCTGGGCAAGACTTCCTCAGGGAACACAAAGTTCTCGTGAGGTTGATCTGCAGGTGCCATCCAAGCACGGAGTCCTTCATTTAAAAGCACGTTCTTTGTATAGAACGTCTCGAATTCAGGATCTTCAGCAGCACGAATCTCCTGACTTACGAAATCATAAGCACGAAGATTGAGAGCCAGACCAATAATACCAATAGAAGAAGTCCAAAGACCCATAACGGGAACGAAAAGCATGAAGAAATGAAGCCAACGCTTATTACTAAAAGCGATACCAAAAATCTGTGACCAGAATCTGTTCGCAGTAACCATTGAGTAAGTCTCTTCCTCTTGCGTAGGTTCAAATGCTTTGAATGTATTTGCTTGCTCACTATCTTCAAATAGAGTGTTTTCTACGGTTGCTCCGTGAATTGCACAAAGTAGTGCTCCTCCCAGTATACCAGCAACTCCCATCATATGGAAGGGGTTGAGAGTCCAGTTATGGAAACCTTGTAGGAACAGCAGGAATCGGAAGATTGCAGCAACACCAAATGAAGGAGCAAAGAACCAACTGGATTGTCCCAGTGGATACATTAAGAATACAGAAACGAATACTGCGATAGGACCAGAGAATGCAATTGCATTATAAGGTCTGATGCCTACAAGACGAGCAATCTCAAACTGACGAAGCATAAATCCAATCAAACTAAAGGCACCGTGGAGAGCAACAAAGGTCCAAAGCCCTCCAAGTTGGAACCACCTGACGATATCCCCTTGAGCCTCAGGACCCCAGAGCAGAAGAAGAGAATGACCCATAGCGTCTGCTGGAGTACTAACTGCCGCAGTAAGAAAGTTTGTACCCTCAAGATAGGAACTTGCCAACCCGTGAGTATACCAACTCGTAACGAAAGTTGTCCCAGTAAGCCAACCACCAAGAGCAAGGTAAGCAGTGGGAAAAAGAAGAAGTCCAGACCAACCAACAAAAACGAAACGGTCTCTCTTAAGCCAGTCATCAAGTACATCAAACCATCCCCATTGTGAAATTGGTCGTGAAAGTGTTGAAGAAGTCATAACCTCCTATGTTATTTCTCATATTTAGTTTACAATACTTTACAAAAGAGGTCAATGAGTGTTTCTACTCATTCATAAATCATCCCAACAGTCAGTAAGACAAAGCAAAGTATTGTGAATATCATAAGTCCTATGCCTGCCCAGATTATCCAGTTAGGCATAGGTTCGTTTTGGGTATTATGAGACATAAAAAAAGAGGGTTATTATACCCTCTATATTATATCAGTTATTCAGTTTTTATCAACCAATTGCAGGTGCAGTCAAGGCAATAGGAGTGTTCTCAACAGCAGCAAGGTCAAGAGGGAAGTTATGAGCGTTGCGCTCGTGCATTACCTCCATCCCCAGTCCAGCACGGTTAAGAACATCAGCCCAGGTATTAACTACACGGTTCTGACTATCAACGATACTTTGATTAAAGTTGAAGCCATTCAAATTGAAGGCCATCGTAGAAACACCAAGAGCAGTGAACCAGATGCCTACAACGGGCCAGGCAGCAAGGAAGAAGTGCAGTGAACGTGAGTTATTAAAGGACGCATATTGAAAAATAAGGCGTCCGAAATAACCGTGAGCAGCAACGATGTTATAAGTCTCTTCTTCTTGACCGAACTTATAACCGTAGTTCTGAGACTCATTCTCAGTGGTTTCACGAACCAGTGAGGAAGTAACCAGTGAACCGTGCATAGCACTGAACAGTGAACCACCGAAGACACCAGCAACACCAAGCATATGGAAGGGGTGCATCAGAATGTTGTGCTCTGCCTGGAACACAAGCATATAGTTGAAGGTTCCAGAAATACCCAGAGGCATTGCATCAGAGAACGAACCTTGACCGAAAGGATAGACCAGGAAAACTGCACTCGCAGCAGCAACAGGAGCACTGTAAGCAACCATAATCCAAGGACGCATACCTAGACGGTAAGAGAGTTCCCATTCACGACCCATATAGCAGTAGATGCCGATGAGGAAGTGGAAGACAACAAGTTGGAAAGGTCCACCATTGTAAAGCCATTCATCAAGACTTGCTGCTTCCCAGATGGGATAGAAGTGAAGTCCGATTGCATTAGAAGAAGGAATAACAGCACCAGAGATGATGTTGTTTCCATACATTAGAGAACCAGCAACTGGTTCACGAATCCCGTCGCTTACATCTAATAAACAACCATATCTTTTGACTTAGGTTGTTTCTGTTGACGAATTTGATTTGCTCGTTTTGCATTTTCTACTCTTCCACCGTTTTCTACCCACTCTTTCCAAGTTTGTAGATGAGAAATACATTCGGTTATTCTTTCTCCTCGTCTTACTCCCATATAAGGAAGTATTTGTTGCAGAATAGATAAAACCTTTTCTTTTTCTCCAATGTGAAGTGTATAAACTTGTTTACCTTTTACAGTTTTTCTTGATGGTGAAAAGTATGATTTATCTAAAAGTTTACTCAACCTTTGGATAATATCTTCATCTACCATAGAAACTTTGATAAAAGGTGCGGGAGGAATTTTAGAAGTTTCATAACGGTCTTTGGAACGATTATCTATTCCAAAGTA